AAAGTGAAAAAAAGTGAAAATAACTGTGTACAAACCCTTAAAACTGCTGTATAATATATGTATAAAATGAAAAATTGAGGAGAACAATATGTACATTAAACCAAATAATAATGATAGTTATCTCGGTACTATCTCGACTTCAGATGAATCAGATATGCAAAAGCTTAAAGAATTAAGACATTCTATTTCTATGATGAATAAAGGTGAATGTTGGGGAAGACATCCAAATGGAATTCACATTAAAAAACGTATCGAAGTAAAAGGTCGTGGTGCTAAAGTTAAAATGAAAACACCAACATCAAAAGGTCCTGTACAATATACTTATTGGGGATCAATTGTCGGTGGCATTTCTAATGCTAAAGAATTAGACGTATATATTTACAATAGGTACTAATACTATGGCAAAAGCAATGACCGCCCTTAAGGGTAAAAAAATTAAAAAGAAAGTTGCGCGGGCTCGCGTTAGATCCGGCGTTAATGCATCTCCTATTGAAAAAGGACTTAATGCAGTAAAATATTATTTTCAAATTGAAGTTGATAGAAAGAGTATTATTGATCAACAGAAAACTTTTATTAAAAAGAATTTTAATAAGACTGATGCAAAATATATTTTAGCAAATGCTGAATATAATTTCGTCTTTCCATATCGTGGTGCTGTTGCCTTTTGGTATAATACAGGGCAAGAAGTCACCCAAGAATCAGAAGAGTCTAAGGCTCATCTGATAGAGAAGTACACCGAACTACGAAATAGTGGTAAGGTGATATATGATGCTAAAAAGCAAACGTTGAGTAATGATGAAAATATCATTACGCTCTCTCCTCAACAACGTTTGCAAAATAAGATCAATAACACGATTATTCAAGATCTCCTTTCTCTTGAAGACTCGTGGATCGAAGGCGAAGAAACTTCTCTAGACGTTTACCAAATGTTTGGTAAACATGGACTAAGTGGATCTGCCACTATTCCAGTACGTATGATGGTTGAGGGATGGTTACTTGATTATGAAGACGCTTATGATAAGCGATGTGAACAAGCAGTAGAAGGCTATTCGCATATATCAAGACCTGAACTCAACCGTCGTATTAAAGAATGTCAAGCTATGTTAGCTGACCTTGATAGAATTAAAGCAGCGCAAAAAGCTACACGTAAAATTAAAATTCCAAAAGTAGCTTCTATTGACAAACAGATATCTAAACTTAAATTTAAAAAAGAAGATAGCGAATATAAAATAGTATCAATTAATCCGGCACAAATTGTCGGTAAATTTAAATTGTTTGTGTTTAATGCGAAATATAAACAACTAACTTATTACAAAACCGACGATCCAAAAGGATTTATAATTTCAGGTTCTACTATTAAGAATCTTAATAAAGAAATAAGTAAAAAAATAACACTAAGAAGACCATTAGACTTTTTACCGATTGTACTTAAGAAAACTCCACTTCAAATTGAAAAAGAAATGGATAACTTGACTACAAAAATGAGTGAAGCAAATGGTAGAATTAATAATGAAACAATTCTATTAAGGGCAATTTAATATGACAATCGAACAAGAATTTTTAACTAAATCTAAATTTACCTCATTAGTTGAGTCAACAGTGAGTGAATTAAAACTTAGTTATATGGATGCAGTATTACACCTCTGTGAAAAGAATGACCTTGAACCAGAAGATATGAAGAAATTTGTCTCACCAATTATACGAGACAAAATCCAAGCCGAGGCAATGGCTCTAAACTTCTTGCCAAAACAAAATACACTTGATTCAGCTTTTGCTGATTAAAAGTATAAATAACGGTGTACAAAGACGCATGAACTTTGTATAATATTACAGTAACATATTTCAGCTATATAAGGAAAAAAATATATGTCATTTGCAAATCTAAAAACTAATCGCGACTCAATCTCAAAACTTATTCAAGCAGCGGAAGCCACTGGTGGTGGTGGAGAGAAGAAGTCGTATGTCGATGAAAGAATCTGGAAACCAACAGTAGATAAAGCAGGTAATGGGTACGCAGTACTTAGGTTCTTACCAGCAATGGAAGGACAAGAATTGCCATGGGTTAGATATTGGGATCACGGATTCAAAGGACCAACCGGTTTATGGTATATTGAAAATAGCCTTACATCTATTGGTCAACCCGATCCAGTCGGTGAACTTAACTCAAGGCTTTGGAATACAGGCAATGAGGCCGATAAAGATAGAGCAAGAGATCAAAAAAGAAGATTACATTATGTTGTAAATACACTTGTACTTCAAGATCCATCTGCACCTCAAAACGAAGGAAAGGTATTCATCTATAAATTCGGTAAAAAGATCTTTGATAAAATCATGGATTCTATGCAGCCTGAATTTGCTGATGAAAAAGCAGTTAATCCTTTTGATTTTTGGGAAGGTGCTGAATTCAAACTTAAAATCAGAAATGTTGAAGGTTATAGAAATTATGATAAATCTGAGTTTGGTACTACATCAACTTTATATGATGGTGATGATACGAAACTAGAAGCTGTTTACAATCAACTTCATAATCTATCAGAGTTTTCTGATCCAAAAAACTATAAAACTTACGATGAACTCAAGTTAAAATTAGCTAAGGTTCTTGGTGAAGATGTAGTTAATTCTGGTGCACCAACAATGGCGCAAACTGCTCAAATGAATGAGCCTGCTCCTGCACCAATTACTCCTACTACAGCAGAAGATATCCCATCAGAAGATGATGACACTATGTCTTACTTTGCGAGATTAGCTAATGAAGACTAAAATGGTTATTCATGAATTTTTATCAGAGGACAATACCCGACAGGGTATTGTCTTTCGGTATAAAGACGATCCCGCATGGTATGTTGATTGCTATGAGCATGGACATTTATCACAAACTCGAAAGATGGAAACTGATGGTGTTCTTCACAGTGAGCAATATGCAGAAGATTGTGCAGAAAACTGGGTGTTTAAAATATTTTAATCCCAAGGCATGGGGTCGGTATAACGAGGATCACCACCATCATGAGATGTAGTAGGCGGTGAAACTATTGTTTGATTGTTAGCAGTATTATTATTTTGTACACTACTAGTCGGAGCATTAACAACATTTTGTGTTTTTACCGCTCCACCGGCTCCACCCATTGCATCAAGCTCTTCGGCTTCTTTATTTCTTCTTGCTTCCACTCTTTCCGCAAAACGTTTTTCTCGTGCTTCTTTTCTTAATCTTGCTCTTTTAGCAAACAGACTTTCTTGTGGGAATTCTTTAGTAGGTGTAATAACATCTTCTGCTTTTTTAGATTGAGCTTCTTCTTTAACAGGCGGAGGTGTGCTATCTACTTTTCTAGATGCTCGTTCACGATTAACCGCTTCTATTTTTTCTTTTGTCTCTTTACCCTCGTCGCCTATTTTAAACTTTCTAATTTTATCACCTAAACCAAATGCGTCAGCTATTACGGCCGCACCTTCAATAACAGAATTAACAAGGCCATTAATCATCTTTCCAATTAGCTCTGAAAAACTAAAACTATCTAAAAACTTTTCAGCATCATCAAGGCCAAATTTACCTAATATCCATGATACTGCACTTTTCAATAAGTCTAGTGGCATACCAATAACAGACTGAAGAAGACCTTTAATTGCACCAGCTAAACCTCCAAGAAATCCATCTTCTTCAAATCCTTGAATTGCACCTTTTATTGTATCGTATGCAGTCATGATTAATGTCAATGGTAAAAAGATTCTACCTATTACTCGGCCGATGGTACCGAGTATTTTCATAAATTGACTACCTTCTGAAAAAATAGCAAATGCGCTTTTAATAGATCCACCAGCTTTTTGCGCAGCTTCTATGGCTGCAGTAAATGGTGCTTTAATTGTATTCACGATTTTTGTAATAATACTTACACCATCATCACCACCGGTAAAAATAGCTTTAAATGGTTTAACTAAATCAGCTAAAGGTTCTAGTGGAAACATAAAAGCATTTCGAATAAAAGTAACAACATTTCTTATTACTCGACCAAGACTACTTTCTCCAGAACTTGCAAAGAAATTTCGAATAGGTTGAATTGCTCTTTGTATTCCAGCCTTTGCGTCATCAATTAATGTAAGAGTTTTCATCTTAAAGTCATCTGCAATCGCTGCTAATTGTGCACCTTTTGCAGAAAAGAAAGCTCGAATGGGCGTGAGTATTCTTTGTAAACCTGCAGAAATGTTTGCTCTTAAAGTTGAAAGATTTGTTTTAATTAATTCCATCAACTTATCAAGTCTAAAAAGTTTGGCATATACTTTAAGTGAATCTGCGAGACCTTTCAAGAATCCACCAAGGAGCGCAACAATACCTAAAAGAATCATTTTTAAATTATTCTTTGGTTCTTCGGCTTTAACATCTTCGGATGCCGCTGCACCTGCAGCCTGCTTTTCACGCATAGCTTCAAGCAACTTCATGTTTTGAAGCTGGACCATTTTGACAAAAGATTGCATAGTATTATTCAACGATTCCACTGCTGAAATAGTACCTTCAAATCCTTTTTTATCAGATCGCTCTTGGTCTTTTAGACTTTGATTGACTTTCTCTAAAGTTGCCATAACTTTACCTTATCGTTTTATATTCATTGCTTCTTGTCTAGCCTTTTCTTCTTTCACATGCTTTAATAATAATGCTACATAAATCTCTCTTTCGAAAGGTAGCATATTCTCTATCTCAGTCAAACTCCAATTCCAATGTGTCATTAGAGAGAAATTTAAATTATAATAATTCTCTAGATTATCATGAGATAGAGTTATTATAAAAAATTTGAAATACCCTCCACTAATATTTCATTATCGTGCTCGCATTGTGTACATTTAAATTTTACAGTATGATTTAATCTAGGCATAGTTGTAAGAAAATCTTGAAGTAATTTAAACTGTTCTGTATTCATTGATTCAATGAACTCGGTAACTTCTTTCTTTTCAACATCCTTCATATCGATTCTCTCATCTGGAGTTTCGACATATTCAATACAACTATGCATAATATTAAACATCTGATCTGAATTTAATTCACCTTCACCAATACCTGATTCAATCATATCAATATATGATGGATATTTTAGCTGTACTTTAATA